CTTTGAATTGTTGTTTTTAAAGTCAGCTAGTTTATACATAAAATGGTTTAAACCAAATCTATGTTGTTCGTGTTTATCTGTTATTTTTCTGCCTAGTAAGGGAGTTTCAATTACAACTGTAGGTTTATTACCTTGTTGTCTTATAATATTATTTTTTAAGACGTGATGTTTTACATTATCAGGTATTTCTTCACCCTCTGGAACTTTTACCTTTTTCCAAGAGCCAAATATTACAGCCACATCAGCGTCACAATAACTATCTTCTTTCCAATAAGTTACTACGTGACCTTTATCTCTTAAAGATTGATAAAGATTTTTTAATATACCTTGTTGGTATTTTGAATTTGTTGATTTATGATATACAACAATCTTCATATTATTTTCTAATAACAACAACCTCGGATAAACATTTATTTCTAGGCCTATTTAAATATACGTCATATTTGTTGCTAAGGTCTTTTAACATCTGTTCATACTGTTTTAAACTAGTATCATTATCTATTAATTTAACTTCAAATTCTATTAAAAATGCTTTAAAAGGAACATCATAAGTTAAAATCTCACTACAGAAATCCCACCATACACCCTCTATATCGGCCTTTATTATGTCTGGTTGAGGCATATCATCTTCCATAATTGATTTTAAATTTTTACAATCTACTTCAATGTAAGCTGGGTCTTCACCAAATTGTGGCAGAGGTAATAGAGAATAACACTTTGATAAATCGTTCTTATCATAATAAAATTTCATTTTACCGTTTTGTCTGTTATAAGCTATTTGATGGAAAGTCATATTATTTTTACCTTCAAAATTAGTTTCAAATAACTTAACACTATCAGGTGTAGGATCATAACAATGTATATTCATATTAGGATTATCTTTTAACATTGATTGTTCCCAACCAACATCTCTATGAACACCTAAAGATAATACATTTTTACTTTCTTTTACAATGTTTTCTGGTAACCAGTAGTTTTTATATTGTTTAAACTTTTGAGGTTGTAGGTAAATGCCTTCTAATCTTTTTATTTCAGTAAGTAACTCTTGTTCATTCATAATCTATCCTTGTTTTTTAAATACGTAATATAATCGTTTACCTGAATCTCTAGCACTTCCAGATTTTATTTCTGTGCCATATACATTTCTAAACGCTGTTAACATTTTATCTACGTGTTGTTGATTTTTAGGTCTACCAAATAATTTTTGTGTTTCATATATCATTACACCACCTGATTTTGTTAAATCAAAATGGCCTTTAGCTATTTCAGTTTCATTTAAACCATCTTCATCTCTAACTTGAATTGTCATAGCAAAAGAAAATACTACATCATAATCATTAGGATTTTCTGATATAAAATCTTTAAATCCTTTTTTTATCCATTTCATATTTTCAGGTAGATCAAATGGACACTCTACAAAGGGTTCTAATGCGTCTATTTTATTAAAGTCTTCGGCAAGGGCTACACCGAACTCGCCTTGGTTGGCGCCTAGGTCTAGTAAAGTCTTATCTTTACCAGCGTATTGTCTTAAATTTAAATTATCAATTCGGTCATTGGCATTGTTACCTTTACCTGTCGCTTGATAATTGTTCCAGTCTGTTTTCATATCATTCACCTCAACTAGTTTTTTTAATTCATTTTCAAACTTTTGTATGTCAAATAGTTCTCGTTGACTATTTATAAACAACTCCTTAAACAGTTTTATATTATCGCTGCCTTCAGGTAGTGTATTTTCAAAATCTATTTTTTTTAATACTCCGTCTTTTATATGTATATCATTAAAAGGAAACTTTGTTGTAGTAAATTTTAAATTGTTATCTTCTAATGCCTCTACAATTTTGTAAACTTGTGGTACTAACTCTGGCCTTGGTTTATCATCTACATATTTTTCACCACAATAATCCATAGTTATAGTTAAATCATCTTCATTATAGTCAATTAATTTAGGAAAGTTAGGGTGTCCTTGTAGTCTTTTTAAACATTCTAACTCTCTTAACCAACAATGATAACCTGTACCTCTTACATAATTTTTCTTTTGTACCTTATCAAATTGTTTTATTACGGTGTCGCCTTTTATCGTAACACTACTTGATTTACCTCTAATCATTTAAATACCTATAAGCAAAACCTGATTTCATTTCAGATAATGTAAATTGTGAACCTAATAATGTGGCCATCCATCTTTCTCTATCAGGCTTAATTGGATTTTCTATTTTATCTAACTGATTTAATAATAAACTAACAGGAGCAGCTGGTGAATATTCACTGCAAAAGCTCGGTACGCCTTCTCTAACAGCGTGAGAGGCACACATTGAATGAAAAGATACAATAGCGTGACATTTTCTTAAATCATTTTGTAATGGATTATCTTTATCAACTCTATCACCAAACTTAACACCGTTTTTATATTTGTATCTTACTCTTACTGGCCTGTCAGTATGTTTTTTAATATCTTTTACTGTATCTTTAATCCATTGTTCTTCGTCTATATCATACCATTTAGCTGTGTGGTAACTAGGTGGTATTACTAAAATATGTTCACCTGATTTTCTCCACTTTTTCAGTTCTATTTCTCTTTTAGATTTATCTAATAGTTTTTTATATCTATCTAAATGTTTCTCATTATCACTAATTTTGTTTGTTTGTATGTTGTTTAAATTAATACGATACCATTGGTCTCCAAAATCATTGTGATTTATATAGTGAGTGCCATAAAAGTAAGGTTGGTCAAAATAATACCATCTGTTTGTTTTCATATATGCTTTTAATTTTTCTGCACCTCTAATCAGTCCTTGAAAACAAAACTCCACATCACTATTCATTTCAAAATCAGGCCAAGAATAATTAAAAAATTCTTCTCCTTCACCTTTGATATTTTTAAATACTTCTACTTTGTGTCCTGAATTATCGGCAAATGCCTTTAAAAATTTAAATGAGGGATTTTTAGTCTGAAATACAAATATCATAACCAACCTTTTGTATATAATAACTATCTACAATATCAGATACAGGATTACCAACTTTTTCTGTATCAAATATTTTTTTCAAATCAATATTTGTTTCTTTTAAAAAGGCCTCATACATCATATCTTTATCAGCATTACCTTTTCCTGTAGCACCTTTTTTAACAACACTTGGTACAACTGTTTCATATGGTAGTTTTTGTTGTTCTAATCTATATTTTAAAATACCACAATTCTCAGCTATTTGAAATAAACCTTGGCCTTTTGAGCCATATGAATAGCCTTCAATGAAAATTTTTATTTCTTTTAAATTGTAATCTAATCTATGAAATTGATTAATTGCCCACGTGGATATTTGAGTAAATCTTTCGATAGGTGTATTGTATTCTTTATGTTCAAAACCCATAATATTATCAGCCATTTTACCAAGATATTTTTTCTTATTAGTTAAGTAATAAAAAAATAATTCACCGTTATGATTAACACATACGGCAGGACTTGTTAAACTATAATCAATTCCAATTATCGTCTTCGGACTCGTTTGTCCAGATTGTATCTTCTTCATCTTCTAGTTCCTCAACCTCGTGGCCACAGAAAGGACAGTTTAATGGTTCTAAATCCTGAACCTCTATGTCCCATTCTATCTTATATTTAGTTTCACAACTAGAACAAGTTTTTTCTCTTTTTTCTATCATTATAGTTTAAACGACTTAAATTGATCCTTCTTAACATCTTGTTTAATACCACCAATGACGTAACTTTCAATTTCTGTTTCTTGTGGTGCGTTTTGTGTTGACCTACTATTTAACCAATGATCTACCCAAGGTAATGGATTTGTCTTTTGGTCATAAGCAGGTGTTAGTTGTATGGCCTTCATTCTTCTATTAGCCATATATTCTACAAATTGATGTAATAATTTTTCTGATAAACCTATCATAGAGCCTTTAGAGAATAAGTAAGTTGCCCAACGTTTCTCTTCCTGTACAGCCTCATCATACATTTGATAAACTTCTTTTTCTGTTTCTTTTATTATCTTTAAAAAGTCTTTATCATTTTCATAATCTTTCCAATTATTAATAATTCTTTGTGACATAGCCAAGTGTTGACTTTCATCTCTGGCAATAAAAGATATTATCTTTGCTGAGCCTTCTAGTTTCTTTAATTCACCAAAGGCAAAACTACAAGCAAATGATACATAAAATCTTAAACCCTCTAGTATGTTTACTGATACCATAGCTAAATATAATTTCTTTTTAAGTTCATACATATCAACTTTAGACTTATCTATTGTCCATTGATATCCCATTTTAATTAAATCATCATAAGTTTTTGTAACTGAATTTGCTCTCTTTTCAATTTTCTCATCTTGTATA